TAACATCACATCCTCGAAGCAAAACACCGTCTTCTTCACCTTTCCTTGAATACGAAGAGACGTTAATGCCTTTTTCCATACGAATTGCCGCGCCTACGTTTACTCCCATTCCTGGGTTCGCAGCTCGTAAGGCTCGTTTAGCCTGTTTTACGCGGCTGGGAGTTTTTTGAGATCTAAATCTCCCACTCTCTAATCTGGGACCAATTTTTCTTTGTCTTGGCACTTGAGCATTTGTTGCTCTATCTCTTGCTGACTGCGCAGCTCGTTGTGCTTTGGTTGGTCCTCCCTTTCCTTTCTTTCCTTTTGGCATTTCTACCGCAAATAGGTCAAGGTATTCCAGATCAGGTATCGAGACATCCGGATAGTCTCGTCGACTTTTTGGCTCAAAGTAAGCTTCTGCTGCATACTTATAAGCCTTTCCCCTATACGATAATGAATTTTCGTCCTCTTCTCTCATGTTAATCATTGAGCGAGCCATCGCGGCATCGCAATAGTGAGTTCCATTCACTTCATAACACTTATCATGCTGACGACAAATTCCATCCATTGCATCACACGGTTCTACTTCATAATTCCCGGATCCGGCTCCGGTCCAGCCAGGGCCACAGTACGCTCCATGTCGAGGTACCATTCTGTCCCTGAAAATCTTTTCTGTACTTCTACATATTTTCCAAAGTAGAGCTCTGCAGTTGCTGAAAGGGTTGGGGCACCTAACGCAGCTGCTCTTTCCTCTATGATAGGCGACAACATCATTAACTTGATGAGAGCACGTCGCTTAAAAAATATCATTGTGACGAGTTTACGTTCTTTCTCGTCTTCTGACCACATCAGAGGAAAACACTTCTGGAAAGCCGCCGTGTAACGGCTCAAGTGTACGACTCGGGGGGGTTCACTACGGGGGATCTTAGTGTACCACTCCATTATCGCAAGAATCTTTTCATAAGATAAGCGAGGTATAAACATTTGTGCTTCTGGCACATACACGCTTACATACCCCGCAAATTCGAGGGTTAGAGGGTTTGCTGGACTCCCATCATCCCTAGGGCTTGTTAACTCCCAAGGACCTAACTCTAGAAACGTTTGTTTCATCGTCTCTTCTATCTCTTGAGGTGTTCTTCCAAAGTAATAAAACTCTGTCCGGGGAACCAAACAGTTATCATCACCAAGAAAACAACACCTTAGATTTCGTCGAAAATCTTGCGCATTACGCATTTCCTTCGGTACATGTTTACAAAACATGTATGCATATACTAAAAACATTGCTATGCAATTCCTAATTATCGTTG